TTTCGCATACCACCGGGCGGCCCGCTTGCGCTACTTGCTCGGTGGAAGGTCTCCTAGAAGACCCGACGGCTAGCTGCCGACAAGCTGCCTACGTACAGACCACCGGGACTTGGCAAATGTCCCGGCTAGTTGCTTTTGGGAAACAGGTAGCAACACCCAACCTGCGAAAGCACTCCACTAGCCAACGCGGCCGTCCTCCGTCATGCGCACGCCCTCACACGAAACCACGGGCAGTCGTTGTAAAAACGACACTTGCCGTGGGGGGCACAAGTTCACCTGGTTGGGCGGCCTCGTCCTAAGACGGCCATCCAGGCAAGCAGCCTCGGCTGTTGCTGACGGCGGTACTGTTCCCAGCACACCTACCCAGATAGGCTCTCCCACCCGTACCACTAATCGAAGCGGACAGAAACTGCCACCCGTCGAGTTCCAAAGTGATCACTGGGCGCGCCACACAACGATTCCGCCCACCGCGCCACAACGTGGGCCTCTCTACGGTCCGTTGTAGATGAGCTTGTCCATGTAGTCCTGCAAGTCACTGACGTTCTCCACGCCTGACAAACACTCCCAGGAAGAACCAAACACCAGAGATTGAAACGACCTCTCAAGCCGCAACTGTTCTTCCATCGGGACTCCATACGCACGTTCAAACGAAACGCGCGCGTCCAAGCTCACCTCCAACGCACTGTCCTCGTCTGCAAACCAAGCACCCAAAGCTAGAGCATCTCTATGCGCATGCTCCCGGACCTTTTTCGCCGGTCCCAAAGCTCTAAGTGCTGAGACGAAGAAGGACTGCAAAATGGGAACTCCACGAACCTGAGAAAGTTCGCACCTGGCCACGCCCACCATCCAATCCCTGGCGAACACGGGCTCCCTAAGGAACACGTGCGAAGAAAACGCCCCGGATATCACCCTATGGTGTTCGCGAACCATGCACCACCCGCGCCTCTCACCCAGAAACACGGGGGCAGAGCCACCAAACCGCACATCCTCCAAAACACGGGCAGGACGCTCGAGTAGCACCTCGTGGCCACAGCTCTGCAAAATCGCGTCGGAAAACCCGTCCAGCACGGGCTTTGCCTCGTCTTCTTCGACGAAGACGAGAACATTGTCGCCATCAACCAGAACGTCGAATTTTGACAGACCAAACGTCCGCATAGCCGCCACGACTTCAACTAGGAAAGACAACGAATTGCCCATACCCGTGTTGAAATCGCCGCTAGCGCGCCCGCCTTGCCTCTCAAACTTCGCCCCACAAGACACTGACCCCCGCAGGACCATCTGCTCCGAAAGAAGTCGCCCGAGCCTCGCATCGCCCGGAAACGCCGCCGCATAGACGGCGTGCTCCTTCTTCAGCGCAGAAGGCCCTACGTGGGCCTCGAACGCCTTCCCGTCCGCCTCGAAACAGACACACCTACGAAAAGAAGCAAACTTCTTACGTATCAGGTTGGCGCGCTGTCTCTGGTTCAGACCCTTAGCAACGAGTCTCGAGCCGTCGAAACCTAGAACGGAACCTACGAGCCGGCCCCACAGCCAGTGCTCAAAGGGTTTCAAACGGGATGCCAGCTCCAGGTTATACCTGGGAGACCTGGGAAATATCAGCCTGGGCTTCATGGCTTTTCCTGGCACCCTGTTTTTCTCCGTCTTGAGGAAAGCCCTGATGGTCCAGTCCTGGTAACCGGACAAACCATCCTCCTCAAGGGACCTAGCGGCCTCTAGATATCGTCGCCTAAGAGCTCCAGAATAGCTCTCGGCAGTAGCTCTCCAGGAGAGAGCCCCGTCTCTGTACCTGCGCGCGAACCTGATAAGTAAGCGCCATGTTTGCTCTGACCCAGCAGATACAGGCCCAAAAACTTGGGCAGGGACCTCCCCCATTGTCCGCATTGCAAGTGCGGTCACCTCGTTGTGCGGACATGGACGGTTACAAACGGGCACAAAAGCCCCTTGCAAGGGCGCTCTGTAAGCCGTCCACATTTCCCTGCGACTCTCTTGGCAAGAAGCCCAGTCGACCTTCCTGGTGTCTAGGACACCGGTTGCGACAGGAGGTGGAGTCCCCCAACACAACCCTGGAATACGAACCGGGCCTCCCTAAAGAGAGGGTGGATCCTCTTCCACAACCAAACGCTCGCGGGCCAGTCGCTCTGGAGCGGTTTCCGCGAAGGAAGCGACCACCGTGTCAGGTAGCGCAAACACCGCTGCCGAAGCGGGTATTCCCTTCGTGGCGAACCACTCACGCGCGCGGGACCGAAGTCCCGCAAGAAGCTCCTGTGTGCGCGGGCGAAAGCATGCGTACAAGGTTAGGGAAGCGAGCAGCTCCGGGCAGATGACAAGTCTGCCCTTCATTGTCTCAACGACGAGGAAAACCTCGTGCTCGTCTCCCGTGGTTGGCATCACTCCTCCACCAAGGAGTTTCGCTTCGCAATCAAGCAAACCCAAAAGGGCGTTGGCCGGACCGGGGAGGTCGGCACTAGGGAGGTCTGGAACCCACCGCCTAGTGACGAGCCTGCCCACGGTCCCACCGCGGCCGCCCAGGTAAGCTTGCAGTCTGTTGGTCCAGACTGAACGCTTGCGATGCCGGGAAGGTGTTAACCCGCCCGCCGTTGCGCTGGCATGCACAACTTTTGCTTCGTCCGCAAATCCCATGCCAAGGATATGCGACCTATTTTCCCCTTTGTCCAACGAAAGACGCGGGGGCACATCCGCCTGAAGCACTGGCGGCGGTGCAAGTGTTCCTCTGTATAGCCAAGCGGCCGCAAGCTCTAGTAACCAACCTAGAGTCGTGCGCCCTATGACATGCTCCCACAACTTCGACAAAGCCCACACGGTACGAGCCCAAAACCACCAGATCCAACCAAAGTACCTGGCTGCCATCGAAGGCAACCAGAACAGGTAGAAGACCCAGGGCGAGAACTCGAACCACGTGACACCTTGCTGACCAAGAAGGCCAAAGAAGTTGAGGAGCCACTGCAACAACGCAATCCAGAACCACCAAAAGATGGTCCTCAACGACGCGTCCAGAGACAACACCCAATCCACAAACAGTTGCACGTACTCTGTAGGTGGGACAACTTTAACTACGATCAAAGCGCTTTCGGTTAATGACATGGTTGTGCTCGTAGAAAAAGTTCGTGGTCTATGGGACCATCAACCAGTGGAGACTTCACCTCGTCCCAGGGCCCCCTTCGCGGTAGCGTACGGCGCCTATTTCTAACGTACTCCCGGCGCGGAGTGGAAAGACAGATTCCAACTGATCAGACTCGAAGTGCCCGAAGACACTCCCGTACTAGGATAGTTGCACATATTACCAGTCCGCGCTGTAAAGCTACGTGTGCCGAAATCTGCCCCGCAAGCGGAGTGAAATTCTACCATTGGGCCTAGTACCCC